CACCAGGTCATTCATCCCAGGATCCTCCGTGTAGCTATGCACGAAGTTCAATGGGTCTACGTAGTGAGTTGTAATCCCGTAGTTTGGATCGTTTGATCTTTTTACTACAGCAGTACCAAGAGTCACGAGATCATTAACTGCTCTTCTGAACACGCTCTGATCAAAGTCGTTCCAGCGGAGAGTCATCTCTGTACCGATTTGTGCAGACACTTCTGCGTCGGTCTTGATGTTTGTCTCCATCAGGATCTCGGCCTCCTCTGGGGTATCAGGAATCTCGTCTGGGTCCATGTCGAGGACAACACCCGTCTGAGCCTTCAGCTGTGACAGCTGTTCCTTTGCCTCCACCTGCAACCTCATCTTTCTCTTCTTCTCGTTTTTCTCAGAAGAAGACAGAGGGTCTACAGCCTCAAGGTTTGGATACAGGTTTCTAGATAGAATCTTGTTTACAACAATCCGTACGAATTTGGGCAGAATGGGAACTGGCGTGTAGTCCAGGTTCAACAAGCTACCGTCACCCTCATTGGGGTCAAGAGACCTCAACAGTTTCTTGTAGATACTTGTGTCCTGAACTCCGTTAGAATAATCTCTATTCTTCTGGAACATCTTGTTCCGCTTCCCGAAAAGGCTGGAGGTTTCGCTATTCTTACCCCACTGCTTCTCGATCGCCTTCGCATACTTAAGACCGTAGGAATTTGTTGCTTTCTCCTCCGCACTAGCCAAAGGGTCGGGAAAGCCGAACCCCTCCTCTTTTTGATTGTAAATGCTCATTTCTAGTATGCAGAGTTATTGTGCAAATATAGGAAATTAGCCGATTACCTTGTATCGCCTGAAAAACCGCTTCTCAGAGAAGTCAGACTTAGGCTTTGGCTTAGCCTTTTGAGCTGCCAATAAAGCAAGGCCAGAGCTAATCGTAAGGTCAAACTTAGTTCTCTTGTCAATCTTATATCCAATCCAATCCTCAAGAGTTCTGTTAAGATACATCTTACCCATTTCACCAGTCTCGTAGTTGACTCCGACATGGTCGTGAATATAGGCTTCAATGGCTTGAGCGTGGGCGTGGATTACATCCTGAGAGTTTGAAGGAATACCCTTGGTCTTGACCTTGATGCTGGCCGAGCTAGAACTCAAGTGCTTGGGCCTATCAAGTAGATACCCATCATAACCCCTTGATTCAAAGTATCTTGCGATACCGTACTTATTGTTTTCAATTAACAAGGGGTACCCGTAGAAGAAAGCTGCCATAAGACAGTCTTCGTAGAAGATCTTAGCCAGGTCTGGACGAGAGGCATACTCAACAACAAACATGTTTGCTGGCCTCCCCATAGAGAACTTGTTGTACAGGTGAAGAGCACCCTTAGAACCTCTTCCGTCTACTGTAGCGTCCAAGTCGTATGAGTCAACGCCTCCGCATCCGAACTCTTCAAATGGAGGAACCCTTTTGCCTCGTTCTTCTTTCTTGATGTTTCTCTCCGACGGGTCTGGCATCCAGGCCACACGGAACCTCCCGTTAGGGTCAGGCGAGAACACGACCTCTTCGTCCTTGACCTTCCATACGAAGTTGCCACGGACCACTGGGTTGGGGAAGAGCTCATCGTTATGCTCGATCTGCTGATAGATCTTACCGATGTTAAATATGCTCCCGTCGATACTGTCGCGGAAGGCCTCATCCTCTGTAAACGGGAACTGCCTTGTTATCTCGTTCAGCTCCGAAGGATTTGACTTGAAGGCTTCTCTTTCGTTCTTCAGGTACTGTTTCGACCCTTGAACAATGTTATCGCCATCAAGACCAGCCACAGGGTTATCAGGATCTTCAACGACGGGGCGTCCATGAATATCGAAAAATCCTTCCAAAGACTCTTGGGCTGGAATGAAGAGTCGATATAGCCCAGACCTAGTCCTACCATTCGCGTTCCTCTGATTCGGGTCCGAATCCTCCCATAGCTCCTTGTACTCTTTTCCGCCCTTGTCCATCGGATTTACTGTGCTTCCGACTAGAGCTTTTCCGACGACTCTTCGCCCGACGATCAAACACGTCCGTTGAATCCTCCAGGCGTCCCTTATGTCTGTAGGTTTTTCCCATTTTCCAGCTTCATCTAGATACATCAGGTGAAGCTTCTCACCGTCGTATGCGTTGTTAGTGGTGTTCTTCCAGTTTATGACCGTATTAAGAGCTTCGCCCTTCTGCGAAGTCTTATTCTTCTTCGTGATTCTCTTACTCGGCTCGCGAAAAGCCAGCTCCATGCGTGGATTCGTGGTACCATCCTGAATAGGTTTAAAGAAGAAGGGGTAGTGGCGGAACATGTACACCACCTTCTTCATGAATATATTCTCTTGAGCGTCCTTACCAGTCTTTGACTGGATGCCAAGGAGCTTGTCCTTGACCTGCGTCGCTTCATCTAGAAGCACAGACGAGCAGATATTCGTGTATCCGCTACGTCTGCACTTCGTGTAGAGTTGCCCAATACAACGGGCGTCCGCCTCACACGCAGCCAAATGTACGAAAATATCTCTTTGGAACTCAAGAAAGTCAGGATACCCGATGTCCATTCGGGTCCACTGGAGCATCATATAGTGCCTCCCCGTAATATATGTAGGGACACCGTCATTGTAAAACCAAAAGCCCTCACGCCTGCGGCGAAACTCCTCTTCGATATACGGAGAAAACTTCTGTCGAAACTCCCGAGGCATCTCGCTCCACTCATCCATAGACTTAATCCTAGACAGCTCCTCTGGCATAGGTGGGCGCGTCCACACTTGCAAGTGGTTTGGCTTTCCATATCCTGCAATCTCCTTTTTGGGAGGCTGAGCGGGAAGAAGAATGACCAGCCCACCAAGCTCGATAGTTTCACCTTCCGAACCGTTGGGGCAAATCTTGATAATGTCCTCATCAGTAGACACGACCGTGACTATCTCTTCTAAATGATGGTACTCCTGTCTTTGGATCTTTCAGACCCATGTACTTACCACAAGGACACTGAATGTCATGCTGAGCCTTTCCGTCAATCATCTTGATGGAAACTCCAGTCTTAGATTCTTCGTGGTCTGAGCAGTCGCAAATGTAATTAGCCATGTTTATTGAATTAGTACGCCCGACAGGATTCGAACCTGTGACCGTCTGCTTAGAAGGCAGATGCTCTATCCAGCTGAGCTACGGGCGCATGCCCGTTACCAGTCAGTAGAAGGGGCTGGGCCGAGGTTCCCGATATCTGGGAAGTCAGGACCCTGAAGCTTCTGCTTGTGGTAGCGCTTGTGCTTCTTCACTGTTGTGTGTGGGCCAGCGCAGCTGGAAAAAAGAAAGGCGATTGAAAGTAGAGTAAAAATGAATTTCATGTTCGCAAGTTAGAACGAAGAGCTTTTAAAAACAAGCGTTTTTGTTTTTTATCCAAATTGCCCTCGCTCATAGCTTTTCTCAGTAGTCTTAGATTGGTGTTCGTTTTCTCTCTTGGTAGCGCATCTAGATCACTGCGTACTTCGTCGAAAGACTTACTGAAGTCAATGCCCTCAGCCTCTGGAGATTTCATTGCAGAACTTACAATGGCTTCGAACTCCTTGGGGTCGTCGACCATGTACTTGAGCGGGCTGAAGCCATCTTTGCTAAGTCCGTCGTAGGTTTCCTGAGACATTCTTCTTCCTACAACACTAGCAGCTCTTCTTGTGCGGCGGTCTTGAGCCCTAGGCTCGAAGCCAAGCTTCTGGGCGATTGGACCGTACTGCTGAGCGTGAGTCATCTCGTGCTCCAGCACAGAGTCGTCAGCCCCAGGGAACATAACCACGTCTCTGGTATTTGGGTCAAACATACCAGCGGGCTTGAACCCGTGCTGATGAAGCATGTTCAAGAGATCCCTCGTCTTAGCTTTTCTGACGTTGGTATTCTCTCTCCTTTTTCTATGTCTTCTTTTTGGTTTCATCGACTCCTTCTGACTTTGGGCCTATTGTTAGCTCGATTAACACTAGCTGATTGAGGCTTTGTTTTGTCAGAAGCGCCAACGTGAGCTTCATCAAGTCCGTCTCCGTTGCCGTAAGTACCCTTACGTCTATTGGTCCTGTTGAGCTTGGCTCTGTAACGTTTGGCCTTGCCACCAGATCCGTATTTCCTGTATTCTTTCTTGTAGTCGCGCTTCTTGACCCGCATACGCAAATATAATCACATCTGATTATTGTATGCTTTGTCGAAGTATCTGATGGTCTCCTTACCTAGCTCAGGTGTTTTCTTGTTGATTGTACCCAAGGCCTCAACGGGTGCATTTGGAGTGTTTGCGTCAAGCACGTGAGCAGCCATCTTTTCCTGTGCTGCAGTCTTTCCGAAAGATGCGACAACAATGTTGACATCCTTTTCAGCAAGATAACCGCTTAGAAAGATGTCATCCACAAAGAAAGCTGACACCTCTGGGAAGTCTTCATTTTCAGCCTTGTAGTCAAACACATCGTGGTCGAAGTAAGAAGGTCTGTACGCCACACCTCCTGTGCCAAACAACACATCAACTCTCCTTACACTAGACTCGTCAGCTCCATTATAGATACGCTCAAGGATTCCACTGTTCTTGTCTGTGTGGAAGGGGTGGTCCTCATCAACCATGTAGATGCGAGAGCCTTTTCTGCACACTACGACACCGCACTCGATGAGATCTGATGATAGTAGATTGTGAATCGCGTTGTTGTGATACCGCTTATCATCATCAAAGGTGATCAAGATGGGCTCCCTGTCTTCTGTGTAGTCAAGGTCGATCTCTCTTTTAAGAACACCAAGAAGTTTTGTGGCAGGGCCGTAGTCTTCGTCGCAATAAAGCAGTGTGATCTTTCCCTCGTCTGACAGCTTCTTGACTTCGTCGCTAAGCTCGTAATCCTTTTCTTCTCTGATGGAGTGAGTTGGGATAGACAGGACGACCTCGTCAGGCTTGATGGTTTGATTCAGGATGGATTCAATCGTGATATGGACGTTCTCCATTCTCGACGGGATGGTGGTCAACGTGGCGATGACCTTTCTTTTGTTGTGCATTATACTGTATTTAAAAAGTGGCCACATATATGGCTTAGTCTTCGAACTCGTCGTTCCAGGATTCGTCCCAGAACTTAAAATCTGTCTTATTCATCTGATATACAATCTCTTTCCAGTTATTTAGAGAATCTTTCAGCGAAACCTCCGCTATAGTCTTTGGCGTCTTCGATTTCTCCATTTGTCTGTAGGTCTTTGATCATTTGTTCCAACCGCTGTCTTTCGATGATTAGCTCCTTGCAGTCAGTAGCGGTC